GGTCCTACTGCAAAAGGTCCTGTTAACGCCCCTACTTTAGTTACTTCATACAATGAGTATGTAGCTAAATTTGGTGAATTATTTATCACAGGAACTAATCAATACAGTTTTTATAATAATGCAGCTGCATACCACTATTTTATTAATGGTGGAACTTCTCTTTTAGTTACTAGAGTAGCTAATGGAACTCACACCGCTGCTTCTTCCTCAGTATCAGGATCTGCTTCTACAACCACCTCATTTGTACTTAACACAATAGCCCAAGGTAAAGATCAAAACACAGGAACCGCTGGTGAAACTGGATTAATGGCAAGTGGTTCTAGGAATAATATTAAATACCAAATTAAAAACTCAAACACAGCATCAGGTACTTTTACTCTTGTTATTAGAAGAGGTGATGACGATGATAATGACCAAATTATTCTTGAACAGTACTTTAACTTAAATCTTGACCCATTTGATGATAACTACATTGGTAAAAGGATTGGCACTCAATACTCTACAGTAGAGGGATCAGGTGCAGATGCATATGCTGAAATAAATGGAGATTATCCTAATTTAAGTAAGTATGTGTATGTTAGTAGTATTAATGACACTCCTAACTATTCTGATGGATTAGGTAATGTAAGGGTGGAATCATACACAGCAAGCGTGCCTTCTAATTCTTTACCAGGAAGTGGTTCCCCCACATTTGCAGGAGGTACAGGAAGTCCATTAAGTAATGCTGTTTTTGGAAATGAAATTACAAGTACAAATATCCAAGGAGTTGGCCCCACAGATTACACAGCTTCTTTCTATATACTTAATGATGGTAAATACCAGTATACAGCACTAGCAGCCCCAGGCTTAAATTATACTGATAGCTCTACCGAATTAGATATTTTACTTAACAATGCTAAAGAAAGACAAGATTTCTTAGCAGTAGTTGATTTGGGGGGATATACAGCTAGCATATCATCAGTAGCTGATAAAGCCCAACAAATTAATAATTCATACGCGGCATCATATTATCCTTGGTTGCTTTCAAAAGATCCCTCTACGGGAAGAAGCCAATGGTCTCCCCCTTCAACATTTATTCCTGGAGTATTAGCATATAATGATAGAGTAGGTGAGCCTTGGTTTGCCCCTGCAGGATTAAATAGAGGTGCCCTTCCCACAGTAATTAGTACTCAAAAAAGTTTAACAAAAGCTAATAGAGATACTTTATATGATGCTAAAGTTAACCCTATTACAGCTTTCCCTGGAGCAGGTGTAGTAGTATTTGGACAAAAAACATTACAAGGTAAAGCATCTGCTCTTGATAGAATTAATGTTAGAAGATTGCTAATCACTGTAAAACAATTCCTTGATTCCCAGTCAGGTAACATTGTATTCGAACAAAATACAACTGCTACAAGAAATAACTTCTTAGCAATTGTAAACCCATACCTCGAATCAGTTCAACAAAGACAGGGATTGTATGCATTTAAGGTAGTAATGGATGAATCAATTAACACACCTGCTGTAATTGATAGAAATCAAATTGTAGGACAATTCTTCTTACAACCAACAAGAACAGCAGAGTTTATAATTCTTAATTTTAATGTTCAACCCACAGGAGCTTCATTTCCTGATGTTTGATAAAAATTAATAAGAAACATAAACTCATAATATTTATAAACAAATAAAACAACAATGGCAGTATTAGATTCAAACGAGATTTTCTTTACAGCATTTGAACCCAAACAGCAGAATAGATTTGTGTTGTACATGGATGGCGTACCTAGCTACATGGTAAAGGGTGTAAGTGCTATTGCTCTCACACAAAACTCAATAACATTAAACTGGATTAACACTTACCGTAAAATTAAAGGTAAAACAGTTTGGGACCCAATTACTCTAACCCTTTATGATCCCATAACCCCTTCAGGAGCCCAAATTGTAATGGAATGGGTACGCTTAGGACATGAGTCAGTAACAGGTAGAGATGGTTATTCTGATTTTTATAAAAAAGATTTAACCCTTGATATTGTAGGACCCGTAGGTGATATTGTTAGTGAGTGGATTATTAAAGGTGCTATAATTACCAATGCTAGCTTTGGGGATTATAACTATGATAA